CTCGCCGTTTCTTGGCTTAAATTATAGAACGTATGTTTGTTTTTGTCAACCGCATCTATTTCTGCGTATTTTTGTGTGATTTTGTACTTTATGCTTGAAAAAAATGGGAAATTGTTTTAATATTAGTACATCATTTACCAAATCTTTTGAGGTTATTATATAGCAAATATCCGAAAAGCGATTGGTAATTTGGCATTAATGGGGAACCAAATTTTTTTGGTTAAGCGTTTACGGAAATGAACCAGTTTTTTTGGTCGAAAGGAGAACGATGATACTATATGACGGATGTAGACAGAGCCAGAGCTTTTGGGCTGATGCTCGAAAGATCCCGAATAGACGCGGGAAAGTCCCGTAAGTACATGGCCCAGGCCTTGGGAAAGTCGATAAACACAATCCAAAACTGGGAATCCGGCATAGGGGAGCCGGGTTATCGTACATTGGAAAAGTGGTTTGACGCTCTGGGGCTGGAGTTAGGACGTTACTTAATGGACTATAAGTATCCGGGATTCCTCAAAAAAAGCACCGATGCTGACGTTGCAGACATGCGGAGAAAGCTACACCGATATGTGGATACGCATTTCACGGCTGAAGATGTGCGCCGTGCGTACTTCTGCGTCTTCGGGAACACTGGATCATCGTGGCGTGAACAGCTCAACATGATTGCAGCAAACAATCACTGCTCTATGCGGTCTCGGGTGAACGTGGCGCAGACCGTATATGACAACTTTTTAATGGAATCCGCCAGGGGTGAACTCGTCAATATAAAAGAGGTAATGCCGGATATAGAAGCGCTGTCCAGGGTCGTCAATAATGGCCGGAAGTCGGCCTGTGACGGAAAGGACAGCTATGTGACAGGGAAATAGAGGTGTTCAAGTGCCCTTAAAAAAGAAGCTTGATGAACTGAGAAGGAAAAAATGTTTTTCGTTTTTTTGTAGCAGATCTGCCCTTGTACTGCTTATCTTTTTGGGATGGCTCTTATCTACTGCCAAAACCGAAGATACAGGTGAGCCAATAGGGTTTTTCGGATGGCTTGCGCTAATGCTACTTGTATATGTAGTTATCGTCCTTCCGCTTCTGGCAATCAGATGGATTGCATGGGGAAAAAGGCGATATTTGCAAAGAATAAAAGAACATGTATACCCATACCTTGCAAGAGCGCATTATTTAAAAAACATTCTTAACGCGACCACAAATCCAGATGAGTTTGAAAAAGCGTTTCAAGAAATCCAGCTCGTCTTGCTGGAAATGATAAAGTACGAAAAAGACTATATCTACACAGGAGGACTCCCATCCATAGATTATCAGAAGCTACTTGATAATGAATGGGAAGCGCGAGATTTCTTAAAAAAGCGAATTTTAATTGCCAAAAATGATTATGACCACATGGATGGTCATGTATTTGAATCCTTTTGTGCTTCTATTTTAGAGAAAAACGGCTTCACAGACGTGACCGTGACACCTGGAAGCGGAGACCAAGGTATTGATATTGTAGCAACGAAAGATTCTGTAAAGTATGGGATCCAGTGCAAGTGTTACTCGTCGAATGTTGGAAATGATGCTGTTCAGCAGGCGTACTCTGGAAGCAGGTATTATAATTGCAATGTCGCTGCCGTGATAACCAATCAGTATTTCACGAAAAGCGCGAAAGAGCTTGCAGAAAAAACAGCTGTCCTTTTATGGGACAGAGAAGCTTTAAACGATTTTATTGTTTCGGCAAATTAAAAAAGTCCAGCGCGCCAAACGCTGGACTTTTCAATTACCTCCGGGATGATACCCAAATGCAACCTACACTTGCATTGTATCATTCTGGAAGAAAAATATCAAGGAGGAATGTACAATGTGGGCGGAAGAACTGGAAAGTGGAAAGATTAAGTTTGTGGAACGCTATACAAACCCTCTAACGGGCAAATACGGGCGTGTGTCGGTTGTGATGGAGAAGAACACGGCAAGCACCCGGAAAGTGGCTCTAGAAGCGCTTAACGAAAAAATACGGGGCAAACTGGAAGCCATAAACACAGAGCCGGAAGAAAAAGGGCTGACGCTCGGGAAGCTGAAAGAGCTGTATCTGGCATACCAGAAAAAGGCCTTTAAACTGTCCACCTACAGGCGGAACTACTACAATCTCAACACTACTATCAAGCGTCTTGGGTCTGATATACTGGTGTCCTCCCTGTCAGCCGGATACATCAAACAAAAGATGGACACGCTCAACCTTGAGAACGGCTCATACAACGAGTATATCACACGGTTTAAGGCAATGCTGCGCTGGGGCTACGAGAATGACCTGGTGGCTGATATACGCTATCTGGACAAGCTCAAAAAGCTCCCAAGCGATACACGCCGGGAAAAGCTGGTAAACAAATACCTGGAGCGGGAGGAGCTTTCTGCGCTGCTCAAAGAGATGACGTTGGAGCGGTGGGAACTGCTGACGGAGTTTCTGGTGCTGTCAGGCCTGCGCTATGGTGAGGCGTGCGGACTGGAGCAGAAAGATGTAAGCCGGTCGGAGCAGACGATCCACGTCACAAAAAACTATGACTATAACAATCAGGTACTGACAAGCACAAAGACCTTTACCTCCACCCGTGACGTATTTATCCAGCCGGAACTTGCGGACGTGTGCAAAAAGATTGACGATTTTTTTGACACGGCAGGGCTGCGGAAGTCCTCAACGCTCTTTTTCCCGGATCGATGGCGGATATATGCACTACTACGACTACGCCAAATATATGCGGGAGGTCAGCAAAAAAGCGATAGGCCGGGAGATCACCCCGCACATACTCCGACACACCCATGTATCATTACTGGCAGAGGCAGGCGTACCACTGGAGGCCATATCCAGACGGCTTGGGCATTCCGGCAGCAAGGTAACAAAAGAAGTGTATATGCACGTCACAAAAAGGCTGGAGGAGCGGGACCGGAAGAGGATATCAAATACATCTTTGTTATAAAAAGAGCCGTCCGGTTTGCCCCCGGGCGGTTCAATTTTTTCATTCTTGCCCCTTTTTTGCCCCATAAAATCATGACATAGCCCGGAAAGTGGCTTATTTACGGCATTTTTTGGCATAAAAATAAGCGGGTGATGGGACTTTTTTAAATGTGCAATAGTGTTAAAAGGTGCATAAAATCAAGGCTTTTTGAAGTTGCAATGTACAAAAGTGTCTATATATGTCTGATTATTTGCCCCTTTTTTGCCCCCTCTTTTATCATAAAAAACCCGTTCGGAATTAACCAGACGGGTTTTTACTTACAAGGCTCTCAAACACCTCCCCTATACAACTATACTACCATTCAATCCAAGAGCCGTCAACCAGCTCTTCAACCTTCCCATAGTTTACGCTCTCAAAAATGCCATCGGAAAGCTGACCTTCCAGCTCCGCCTCGCACTCTTCGGCGGTGTTGCGGGTGATCCGAATGATACTATATTCATTTGTCCCGGTCTTGTCGGAGTTCTCAACTTCGACTTCGCGGATATCTTCTCCCTCTGTCCAATCGTATTTATAAGACGGCTCAAAACTTCCCCGCTGTCTGTGTCCGTTTGCTCCCCATACTCTCCATGTTCTTACTGCCATTTTACTTTTCCTCCTTAACTTTTCTGATGGTAAGCGTGTCGCCCACCATGTCCAACTCTATACCCCTGTCCTCGGGTGTGACACCAAGGGCTTTTATCATTTCCGCCGGGATTGTCAACCTGTAGATCAAGGCGTTCTTACTGGCCGTCCCGCCAGACTTACATATTATTATTTTCTTCTTCAAGTTCCCGTTCCTCCTCGCTGTTTATGGCCTGGTATGTTTTTCTAAGCTCCTCAATGGCTTCAATGGTAAGATTACCGGACTTTTTCATTTCCTCAGCGGCCTTTCTGGCTTTTACCGCAAGCTCAAGATTTGTTGCGTATAGTATCTTATACTGTTTTCCATTCAGATTTATATGAGCTTGCCATTTTTCGTTTTCTTTGTTCCAATACACTCCTGGATGTCCAGATTCTTTTCTCTCTCCCGTGGCGGTTCTTCTTCTCGAAAACTCTCGTTTGGCTGCAATGGCCTTTTTCGCGTTATCACGTTTCCACGCCAGGGATTGTTTGTTGTCAACCTCTTTTAGATGGGCGGCTCCACATTCCGGGCAATATCTCCTGAGCCCAGAAGTTTTTACAATTTCTTTCCCACATATCTCGCAGTGTATTATGCTCCCAAGTTCTGCAACATGCCCCGCTCTCTTGCGGGCTCTGAATTCCCTTTCAGCTTCTCGCCTGCGCTCTGTCCTACAAGATTGGCAATATCTAGCTCTCGGGCCGCCTGTAAAAGTGCGGCCACAGTTTACGCATACCCTCGGGAGAAGTGTTGGCTTAGAAACACGGATTTTCCTTTTCAAACTCCCACTCCTCTCCAAATTTTTCTTCGTGGCGCTTTGCGTACTCATTGAAGAACTCCTGATCTGTACACGGTGCAAGCTCGTTGTGAATCTCCTCGCGAATCTCATCGTCCATATACATTACAGCTACCTCGAAATCAACCTCAACACCATACTCGTTTACTACCATTTTTCTCATTTTTTTATCCTCCGTTCCTTTGATGGTTTAAGTATATCACTATTTGTACAAATAGTCAAGCGTTATTTTAAAATAAATTAAAAAAATCCCCGGATTGCTCCGGGGATCTCTCAATTCCATCTCAAAATATCAACAGTTGCCGCTCCGACAATGCCATCTACCTTGATTCCGTAGTGCTTCTGAGCTGCCATTACTGCCGCTCTGGTTCCCTTTCCGTAGATTCCATCGATATTGCTCTTACCCTTGCTGTTCTTTGCGGGCAGGAATCCAAGCCGAATCAGGTGGTACTGGATCCATTTGACATCGTTTCCGGACATCATCGGATCCGTCAGCTTGATGGTTCTGGTCGGCACCGGGTACGGATTGCCGACTGTGGCACGCGGGCGGGGATTGCCGGATGCCACGATGACGGTGTGCCCCTTGGTCTTGGTGACGAGGATATCACCATTATAGACCGGGGTATTTGACTGGTTTACATAAGAAATCTTTGTAAACAGTCCGGTGGCAGCCAATACCCTGGCCTCGTTGGCTGTGGTAAAGTTTCCCGGGTCTCTCCCGGTCGCTTCTTTTACCGCCTGTCGCACCAGGGAGCTGCAGTCTGCATTGGTCTTGACCTTGGTGCTAATGCCATGCTTAACCACGCCCAGCCTGTCCGACTGGCTATAGCCAATATTGGGATTGTTTGCCGCCTTAATGCCCAGCTCTGCAATTGCGTCAGCGTGTGATACCTCTTTCGGGCGCAGGATATACCACCCTTTCCGGTGGGTATACATTGCCTGCATACTCACCTCGCCCCGGCGGTCATTGGTCTTTGATGTCTGTTTCTGATCTCCCGGCTTACCGCCGGAGTATTTGCCGCGCTCGTCTGAGCGGGCAGAAGATACCATGATTGACATGATTTTTTCCTTTCATAATATATGTTTACTGGTTACTATTTACTTTTTTGTTAGGTCGCTAAATACCAAGATAATACCTGTGACATTTCTTGACATAATGAATGACTCCTATGTACGCCTGTATCAGAGTGGTGAGCGTATTACAGGGATGCTGTTTGTGGTAAATGATACGCCCAAAAACAAGATATCGGTAAAAGCAACTGCAATTGTTGGGATTGGGAATGCGTCTTCAGCGACATACTACTATGCTCCAGTAGCATCGGTTTCGGGAAATCTATTCGGGCTGAGCGAAAATCAATACACTTGTGTCTGGGTGTCATTAGATCGGGCTAATAATTCATCTGGAACCGCACTAAGCATTGTCCCCGGCTGCGCGCTGGCTCTATATGATGGGACGAATACTCTCTTATATTGCAGTGTCGGCGGCGGAACCACAACGTATAATTCAACAAGGTATCTTATTTGGATCGATTATGTTTTAAACTAAAAGGATCAGTCGATCAACCTCCTAGAATCGGAAGAAAATCTATCTAGCAGGGAAAAATGCACGCTCATAAGAATCTGCGTTTGTTACAGAAAATTTTACTGTATCTCCGGCTTTAACTGGATATAAGCCAGAACGTATAGCCGGGTATATTCTGATTTCATTGCTACTGATAGTATTAGAATAATACAATACGACTGTTCCATTAATTGTAAGTGTTCCTCGATACGTAGCAGACTGAAATACACCGTTGTTTCCTTTATGGACATACAACGCTACATATCCGTCTTCTGTGACCGTATATGTATTAGATGAAATTACCTGTTTATTTGTATAATCTGGAGCTTGGAACTTGTTCGTAATATTGGTATTTAGCGCTTCAAATTCATTGGAGATCCTTTCCTCCAGATCGTTCATGTTTTCAGCAGAAAAGGCATCCCCTTCCTGCGAGATATTGCCCTCCGACCTTGATACAGTAACCAGTTCGGAGGAACCATCTGACTTTTCAAGGTTTCTCCGTGTAGGGTATTCGCTTATTCGGTCTTTCCAGATTTTTTTTATGAAACTCATGCTTTCCTCCTATAAGAGCAGTCCAAATACATCACCTGCGTAAATCTCGCTTCCAGTGTAGTAATGGAAGTTATTCATCAAAATCTCATAGATATCGGATAGAATTTTTTCGATATCATTAATCTTTTCATAATCATTTGCCGGGCTTTCTGGGACTTTTGGCGTATTAGAATGTATCGCTGATGCCTGCCGTATAGCCCTGATATTGGAAAGAAGATTGCCGAAGTAGGATTCATTCGGAAATTCTGGAATGCCATCTGCATAGGTCGTTAAGGAAAGCTCAAGCACATCTGCTAAGATCTTGATATCCGTTTCAATTCTAAGCAGATCACTATTATTAAGAGTGCCTTTAAGCCCAGCTTTCCATTCCTTTTTTTCAAAATCCGTCAAGTTATCCCACCCGGTGGTAGCCATCTCTGACGCTTTTTTTGCGTCATCTTCTGTCCGGTCAGTTATTGGCTCTATCCACAAATTCATCCTTTTCCTGCTCTCTTTCCTCCAGACTGCGGAGCTTTTCTTTCAGCTCTTCATTTTCCCGTTGCAATTTTCTTACAATATCCGTCCAGTAAGGATTGATAGGGTCAAGATTCATATGATCTCACTGCCTCCTGCATATAACTCTGTGCCTGTGTAATAGTGTGCCGTTACGACCGCTGAATATCCGCGACATGAAGCCGTTGCTATGTAGCCGCCTGTCAGATCGATATCTTGGGACAGCAGCGTCGTGGTTGCAACATTGCCTTTCACATCTCTAATATTAACCCAGTTCCCCACTTTTTCCGTCTCCACAAAAAACTGCATGGACAGCTTTTTTCGAAGCTGATAGTACGACAGCAAGCTTTCCAGCTTTTCTGGAAGAACGGCCTTGCTATAAATAGGGACGCTAGCGTACTCCTTCACATTTCCTTTTTCGCCACCTTCCAGGATTGTCTGGTGAAGCGATGCGGAAAAGCTATCTTTTTCGTAGGTCTTTCCCTTGATGACACATACTCCGGCGGTGTCCATCTGAATCTCTACATAGTTGGTTTTTGCGCTTTTCAGAGTTCCGCCGCTTACCGCGATGCTTTCTGGATCGCACGGGGAAGAAAGCTCTATCGTGCTGATTCCGGTCGGAAGTTCATCGTTATAGAGTTCTTGTTCTTCCGTGCCAAGCGTGTAAGTGTTGCACTCAATGGATATGCCACTGATATATTGGTCAAGTTCGAGAGAGGTCTTTCCTGATATCTTACGGTCAGGGCCAATCTGCGAACTTACATATCGTGTTGGCTTGTACACCTTAACCGTATCACTTCGGCTGTCGTCGGCCAGGGCTCCGATGGCAAAGCACACCGTCTTAAGTGCATCCCGGCAGGTCTGGATCTCAAGATGCCCTGTCAGGAGTACGTCATACAATTCTGGAGCGATCTCATACTTGTCTACTCCGGCAGCCGCAAAGATTTCTTTCATAATATCTCCGGCCTTTTCTTCGCTGTACACTCTTCCTTCGCGAAATGTATATCTGTCCATAAGCCCGACGGTATCTATCAAGCTGAATTTGCTGGAGTTTTCCGAAAAAGTCTGGCTGCTCACAAAAAAGGTCCCCAGATCTATCTCCACTCCGTCAACACTCTCGGATATCCATACAGGCTGTTCGGCCTGTACGCTTTTCCACTCTCCGTCAGGATTCGATATGTCGAAGTCATACGCTTCATCGGAGATCTTGATCTCTGCTGTGTTAATTGCCAGCGTATCGGAAGTCTCGTCTACCTCCTCGTGGATCTTCGCCGTCATCACTTCACTGTCGGACCAAATAAGATACCGCCCATATAAGATATACTGGAGCTTTATATATCTATCTGGAAATCTGGTTCTTACAAACTCCACAACGATTTTTCCATAGTTCTGAACCTGATTCTTGCAATAGTACGTGAGCGAATCCGGAAAAAAGCTTTTTTTCATGAGCTTTTCTCCAGTCAGCGCATACCAGGTCACGGAGATCTCCGCCGGGTAATCATCAGAAAAATACAGGGTAATCCCGGCGGAAGAATGATTCTTGCTAAATGTGATCTCAATCTTAGGCAACTTCTGAAACTCACAGTTATCATCAGTTTTTTCCAAGCTCCAGAAAGTTACATTTTCCAATTCATCCGGCATGATAGGATGGGACCCGTCTAACACGAACTGATTTTTCTCTGTAGTCCCGTAAGGAGGAAGATCTACCGCATCAGATCCAGCAAGAAACGAAAGCGAGCCGAAGTTCTGGTTGTCCGAAGTGGACGGGACTGCATCCAAAACGGCTGTCGTGTCCGCAAACTTCATCCTTGCAGTACAACTTGTCTTACTCATATCTCCTCCTATGGCTTCTTATATGGCTTCTTGCTGGTCATCTTCCACGTCAAGCTCTTGTACTCTGCTCCATTTCCAAACACTTTTTCCACCTCGTCCGAGATGCTGGAAAAATATCCGTAAAAGCTGAAGCTTTTCGACGCATCCGGTAAGATCACATGATGGAATCTGTTGTCCACGTCTGTGATATGCTCATAGAGCTGGTCATAAGTACTGGGGTCATCTATAGTTCCAATCGCTATTGTGTAGTTTTTATATACGCCGATTGTTTCAATCTTAATATCTCCGTCTTCTGTACGGTTGGCATACTTTTCAAGGAAATCCGCTGTCCTCTTAATAGAGACAAGCGGGATATTGTAAGTTGTTCCGTCAATTATTAAGCCTTGCGTGTACGAATATCCCACGGCGATCTCCTTTCTACGTGAAGCTTGTACCTACACGCCTATCCTCTGCAATCCCGTAAGGTCTATAGAGTGTGGCGAAGGTCTTTCCGTCTATCTGAAGGTATACGGGTCCTGTCTGTGCCGCCGGGATTCGCTCTGCAATCTTATCCGCGAACTTATCCAGATATCCCAGATTGTTCTCCAGCGGAAGCACCGCTTCTCTTCCAGCTTCTCCAATTCTTGCCAGCGTAGTTCCTGCTGTGATTCCTCCATTGGCCAGCTCAGGCACTTGAATTTTCTTTCCAGACCAGTCCACATGGCCAAATTCCGGTGCTGTAAAATTGATGCCAGGAACCTTATTGATGATGCTCACGGCAGCCTTAATCATTGCATTAAGTCCGTCTATTATCCAGTTCACCATAGCCTCGAAGGCTGTGATGATGAAGTTGAAGATGCTAATCGCGAACACAAGGATCGAACGAAAAGCAGCCTTGAAGTCACCTGCAAAAATCTCCTTCAAAAATTGTCCGAATGCCGAAAAAGCTGTCTTGAGATACCCAATCGCCTGGCTCAAGGTTCCGGCCCGCTGCATTGCGTACAGGAATGCTCCGGCGATTGCAAGAAGCACGGCAAGAACAGCCGCGGCGGCTCCTCCAAAGGTCATGAACACGCCCACAACAAGGCCTACTGCCGACACCAGAAGAAGCGACGCATTCTGAACATTAAGTCCGTTCTCTGCTACATCTTTCAGCCCGAGCGCCAATCCCCACAGTCCGGCCACGATTAGCGTTATTCCTGCGACTAACGGCTGACCAAGAGCCATAAGCCCGGCGAATACCAGCGCAACGCCTGTGATATATCCGATAAGTCCCGGCCAGTCTACGCCGTCCTTCCACATGTGGAAGTAGCTTACTACTGCCAGCGCCGACCCGGCTATAATCGCGATCACAGAAGCGATGGTTCCGAGAATCGGATGTGCAGCCATTAAGTTGGTGAGGAAGCTTGTGAGTTTCCATGTGAGAATGGCCGCCCCGATGGCTACCGCAATCGGCAAGATCGCCATTAAGATGTCTTTCACCTTCTGGAAGAGAGCGATATCATCATCTGTAAGGCCCACTTCCTCAAATGCGCCCGCTCCCATCGTCTCTCCGCCTCCACCAGTTCCTCCACCGCTGGAATCATCTTTTTGTAGCACATCCAGATCGTCGAATCCTGCAAGGGATGTCTTAGCCTTATCTGCCGCTTTGGAAGTATTGTTGAGCGACTTCGCATAATCGATCTGCTGCTTTTTCGCCCGCGTCCACGTGTTTTTCCCAGAAAGAAATGCAACGAACTTGCTTATCAGGTTGACCGCCGTGGTCAGCCAGGTACACAGCGTCGTAAGAGCTGGCACCAGGGCGGAAAGTATCGGACCGGCCGCAGTTGCCAATGAATTTTTCAGTGTGGCTGCGGCACTGGAGAAATCAGACATAGACTTGTTGTATTCGGATGAATACTGAGCGTAGTTCTTCAATCCCTCCTGAACCGCAGATACCATAGCTCTGAAAGCCTTGGTAATGAGTGAGAATACGAATATACGCTTCGCAAGTCCTCCCACCCTTTTCCCAAAGCTTTCAAGTGCGCCACCAGATTTTTTTGCTCCTCTGGAAACTTGCTCTTGTTTTGCAGCCAACTCTTCATGCCTTTTCGCAAGTACTTGCATCTCGCCGCTGGCGTATCTGATCTGATTGGTAAGGTTCTGATACTCTTCCGTGCTTCTTGGATCAATATACGCACCGCCACTCTCGATAAGCGCCTGTTTTTCTCCCTTGGCATACCGAATCGTTTTCGTGAGCTCGTCTACCTCATACTGCATGGACTGAAAAGTGCTGGAATTTGTGCTTTTCCCAAGTTCTTTCCACTTTTCCATTCTATCAACCAGAGAATTAAGCTTTTTTTCAGAAGTATCTATCTGAGACTGAATTTCACGATATTCATCGGTCGGGAGTTTCGTGTTACCCATCTTTTCCAGTTTCTTGTTCAGAAGATCCACTTTATCAGCTGCTTTTGCCATTCGATTTTCGAGCTGAACCATCTGAGACGACGCGTTTTTTGTATTAATTTGCGCATCAATGATTACAGCACCATCATATCCGGCCATTTAGCACCTCCTAAATTCTGCGAGTGCGTCTTGCTCTGCTTCTTTTTGCTCTTCTTTCCTCTTACGGATCTCTTCCATCATTCGGTCATAGTCATCAATCTTTTTGCACTCTTCAGAAGTGTATTCCTTTTTTACCGAAGTCTGCTGGATAGCATATATCTTTTTTGCTTCTGCGATAGATGCCTTTTCCTCTCGGCTCATTTTTGAAGTGATTTTTTTCTTGCGAATATCAATTACTTGCAGGAACGAAGAAAGCTTATACGGCATGTTCCACAGCATTCCGCAGAACTCCCACCAGTGAAGATCTGCTTCGTTTAGATTGATGCCGTATATCTGTCGGAAATCCGCGTAAATTCGCCATTGATCTGCTTCATAATCGACCATCCTCCGCTTATCTACTTTTGATGGTGCGTTGTCGTGAAACCATCCATTGAGGAACCAATCTACACACTTTTCAAGCTCAGAGCTTTTATGTGGATAGTTCCGAAGAGCTCCTGTATCTTCATCGGAAAAGAGAAGGCTTATAACCATCCTTCCCTTTTCCCAATCGGAAAGATCTGGGTCATACTGAATCAGATAGACCTGTATCCCGACTTGGAACCATGTGTTAATCTGATACCCATTCCACTCATACGGGAGTTCGTCGATTAATACATTACTCATGATTTTCCCTGTATTCCCGAATCAGATCCGACTTGCTCTTGGTGTGCTTGCCTCTTTTGCTGGCATTGTACTTGCTCTGAAGCGTTTTGAAACGGCGCTCAAACAGGTTACTCATGACAGGAACCAATTTATCAACCAGCTCTACAAGGGCGGATTCATCCGGGATAAAGTCCGGAACCATTGCGTAGGAATCAGCATAGATCTCTTTAATAACCCCTTTCCCGAATACAGATTCCAACTCTTCAATACAACTTTTCAGATACTTAATATCTGTCCGGCTTCTCTCGATGACCTGCTCAGTATCTACATCGTCTGAATCTTCTGTCGTAATCGGACGTCCAGCATACTTTTTATCAAGATTTTTCTTTTCATTCTCCTGCTTTTTTGAAAGGAGCTCCAGATTATTAATTAGAGCAGCAAATTTCTCCGCGGTTCTGGCATCTGCGACATTAATGCGAAGGGTTGTGATCAGTTCACCGTCAGGGTTTTTGATGGCGATTTTTTTTATGCCACTGTCAAGAATAAGTTCTTCCATGATTTCCTCCATTTTAAGATAGCCCGCATATTGCGGGCTATGGTTTTACAGGGTGTTTTTTGCTGCCCAGGTATATTCTCCAGAGCTTGCGATGGTGATGGTTCCAAGCTCAACATCTCCATTTCCGTTGATCTGGATGGAAGAAGTAAGCGGGTCACCACCAGATCCGCCTGTGCTGGATGGAGATACCACGACAGGAACCCGGATACAGTCTCCGGTGTTGGATGTGATGTCCGTCTTGTAGAAGCGGTAGTAGTAAGTCTCACAGTCCTTTCCGGTCGGAAACTTTTTGAAGAGCTCGTCAATGGCTGTCTGCACCTCATCGGAAAGGTACTCCCTCTCGGGGGTCATGGAAAATTCATACCCCTTCACGGTGGAGGCCTTGGCTTTCATATTAACGTACTGAGTACTGGATACATCCGGCCCCCAGTCTTCAGTGATCTCCGTGAATCCATCTCCCAGCTCTACAATCTTGGGAGTTTTGCCGCCAATCAGCGACCCGATATCCAATAAGGACACCATATTAGTTCTATCCTGTGCCATATTAACCCTTTCCGCCGTATAGGCTTACATGCTGCGCTTTTTGAACGTATTCGTGTATCTCACAGTAACCGGGAGCACCCAATCCTGAACCCCGTTGTTCGGCTCCAAGGAGTACACGTTATTCCACGCAATTTCTTCTATCTTTCTCCCCTTAATCATATCAGGGTACTTTTCCAACTCGTACTCCACATTCTGGATGTCTACAGATTCCCCAGAAAGCCATTTCCCAAGCTTTTCAAGGAATCTTACGATAGTCAGTTTATAATCTTCTTTCTGTGATGCTGAAGTTCGATAGATTACAAAAAACTGATACTGACACTTCTGCACCACCGTCCCGCTTACATACTTTTTTTCGGAGTACACCACGGCGCCGCTGTTGCTGGAGAAGATGATACCGCTTTCTTCCCCAGATTCTTCGAATCGGATTCTTTCGTCTTCATACAGACCGGGATACTTGTTCAGAAGTGCCCGTACTGCATCGGTGATGACTTCGTATCCAGATGCGTCCTGCTTCAGTGGCTTATCTTCCACGCGTTCCACCTCCTGCAACTTCTTTCGCTTTCTTGACCCACTTCTTGAGATCTGCTCCCTTCGCCGCGTCAAACCAGTTACTTTGAGCCTGTGGGTGCGCTGCTTTTGTGTAGGTTAGAAACTCTTTTGCATTGGTCTGGCCCCCGTACTGGCTAACCAATACTTTTTTTTCTCCATCTCTGGCCCAGGGGCTTCCACTCTGAACCCCAACCATGCCCATTCCTTCGTACAGGAATCGTCCTTGCGGGCCGTAGGCGGCGTATACCTTGCCGGAGCCTTGTACCGCGGCACTGGCCGATCTGGTCGCATCAATGAAGCTTGCGGTCACCATTGGCATGAACGGAATCATGCTGTTCATAATCTCACCATCAAGCTCGTACTGGGCTCTCTGGAACTGTTCCTCAAATCGTGACATATCAAGTGTGATCTGAAGATTGCCTTCGACGATGCTATACTTTTTGAAGTGAAACTTTCTGCTTCGTGCCATATCATTTCCCAAGTATTTCAAAATGCGGAATGACAGTATACGGGCCACCTACACTTGTAATTAAAAATACATTGTCATGCTTGGCGTTCATGTAAGCGTAGAAGCCCTCGTACCGCCTATCCGTGTACTCTGCATCGTTCACTATCCCGCCATCCCATACACCTTCCCAGAAAAAGCTATCCAAGGAAAAAGTGATGGAGTTTTCCAGTGCATCATTGGTCTGCTTCGCCCACTTCTTCGGCTGGAGCCATTCAAGCTCATTCCCCGCATTATCAGTAATCTCTTTCACGCCATCACGAAAATGATACCGCACATGGAGCTGGGCGTTGTCTGTACTGTCCGGGCCATACTTTTTCAGAATCGCTCCGCGGTCTGCACTCAAGTCTACGCCCGTGAGGATATGTGGATACCAGACGGTTCCGGTCTGGGAATCGTATCGGTTGAATAGAGTGATGGTCTTGTCATACATAGACCATCACCATTTCCCGGAAGTATCCGTCTTGCTCATCCTCTTCCACAAATCCGTCAGTTTTTCCCAGCCATACATGGCCACAAACGCCACGATGAATCCGGCCATAATAGCTGCCAGAATCATGTACCACAGAATCACCATATTGATATACTGCATATAGGCCACAAAAGCCGCTACAGTGATACCGATAGACAAGACGAACACCAGCGCGTCGGTCGGAATCTTGGACAGGAAGCCCACGCCCTTAAATACCTGCGTGATTACCGACACGCAAAAAGCCAGTGCCCCGATTATCGCTAAAACCATAGTCATATTGGTTAATAATGCATCCATACTATTACCTCCAAAATCTTTTCCCACAGTTCTTGCACTGCCATATATGTCGTGTGCGCATATCCGCTCGCTCATCCCTTTCCAGATACGAGCCAATATATCTCTGTCTTGAATGGTCGCAGAAAAGTCTTTTCAGTAGATTCATACTCACACCCCCGCATACAAGAGTGGGACACCCTCATCTGTTGTTACTCCCATCAGATACGGCCTTACCGTGTCCATCATGAGCTTGTTTTCCTGCTTCGGGTCACCCGCCGCCGCATATACTGCGCTCCACTCTTTTGCAGACGCTCCGGCCTGCTGCGGAGTGGCGTAGGATATAGACTCACTACCGGACGATACCGAAGTCACAATGCCCGTGGACGTACCGGTTCCAACCTCTACCGAAGAAGAACCAGACGCCGCCGCACTAGCCTGCTTCTTGGCCTGCTCAAGCTGGTAGAGTACTTCCACCAGACTGCACACGGCTTTCTTAATCTTCTTCTGGCTTCGCTCACTGGACGGAAGGCTACCAACCACTCGGTCAAAGGTCGCCGCGTCCAGCCAGTCAGAAGCCCGTTCGGCCAGCCGTAAAAAATCAGATTCCGGCACGGTTCCGCTGTAAAATGAACTTGTATAGAATTCATAGTCTGCATAAGCCATGCCGGAATCCTCCTTATCCCCGTGTCACAATCTGTGCGATTGCGATAGCCTTAATCGGGAAGTACTTCTTGGAAGAAGAAGCGTTGTTGTTTGCCAGCTCCCAGTTTGCGCCAGTTTCAAGCTGCTCTTTTGTCGGGGAGACAATACCGCTCTGCTTGAAGCTGATACCGTAAGGGGAGAAGATCTTTCGCTGTCTGGAATACAAGGTATCTTCTCCGCCGTTCTTCGCCGGGTCTCTATCCATCTCATACGGAACCTTTGCGCCGCAGTTGGTATACTCGATTGCGCCCTGTCCAAGAACGTAAGTTGTATACGCAGTGTAAGTGTATCCGTCCTCTTTTCCAGTATCGGATTCCGGAACGGTCACTTCTTTGGTCGGCATATTGTCGTCAACCAGTACAACTCTACCATTGAGGGTGGCAAGGGCCAGCTCTCTCTCGATGCCGTCCGCATCCGTGCCCTTCATGTAGGATACCAGCTTCAGATTCTCCAGATTGGTCGCCACCTGGGAATGCATGATAGCCAGTGCAAACTTGGACTTGTTATCCCCGAGTGCCTGCTGGATTGCGTTATTCAGAGTAGTTTCTCCGAACTTTCCAGTTTCGCCAGTATTAGCGGTAATGTCGTAGGTGTGGCCGTCCACGAACTTTTTGTTTTCGGTTCCGGTCATGGAAAAGATACCTTTCAGAGTAGATACAAGGGTCTCCTGGTCGATATCATCCCAATACTCCGCGACCTCCTCCGCTGCGGGCATGAAGTCTTCGCCAGTGATATCAGAGGAGAAGTCCTTCTCTGTCCAGCCATGCGCACGGCCTACAACGATTCTGCCGTGAGTGTAAGTGTCACGGGAATCCGCTGTGATGTTTGTTCCGCCGTCGTAGTTCTGCGGTTTACCGCCGATTCTTGCCTTAATCGGCACGGTGATATAGTTGCCGCCGGTCTGGTCGGGCAGCATTGCCGCATACTGCGACTTCTCTACCAGTGCGCCAGACTTCAGAAGCTCGTTTCTGTTAAGGTTCGGAACCCGGTTAACGTAGGCGCCAAAAACCTCGCCGTTAAAATTTTTCTGGTCAAATAATGCCATAAAAAAAGTCCTTTCTACCCATTAACTGTTAAAAGGTGTGTGGGTTAGCGGTAGCACTCCTGATGTGCTATCGGTTTCTTTTCAGTTACTGCATATACTGTGAGATATCCAGATCTGGATTCTCATTCTTCATCTTCATAAGCTGGGACATAGTGTACTTCTGTCCGGAAGCGCCGCTCTGCTGTGCGGGTTTAGTGAACTTCGCTGCATTCTGCTGGGCTGCTGCCTGCTGCTTATCCACGAAGATTCCGGCTTTCTGCTTTCCGTCCGCGTCGGTAATCATGCCTTTGAAGATATCCACGATGGATTTTCCTTTTGCGGAATCAGAATCAAGAGCCTTGGAAAGCTCCTCCCGGTAGTGGTTGGCTGTGATATCGTTGAGGAAGTCGTATACTTTCTCTCCTTTTTCGTCCACGGTAGCAAAGAACTCGTCAACCGTCTTTTCCAGCGCCGCCTTGCGGGTATCGTCATCGTGTGCTTTCTTTTCGTTTGCAAGCTGTGTGGTCAGTGTGCTAATCTGAGTTTTCAGGTCATCCACATCCTTGAACTCTTCGAGCTGCGTCTGCACATCATCCAGTGAGGCTTTATATTCATCCCTCTTGATGATAGCCTTATCATAATCAGCCTTTGTGCGATAGTTCTCGTCGAATTTCTTTTTCAGATCCGCCTTTTTGTCCTCCGGAATCTCGATACCAAGCTCCGCAAGAATCTGCTCATAGTTCTGCATCTTATATCCTCCTGAACGTTTCTTCTTAACCGCCCGTCAGCGGTAATGGATTGAGCCAGATCAACCTCTGGCGGGGTAGTCGGAACACCTGGAATCGAACCAGGACAGAGGGCGCGACCCTCCACATCTACCATTGATGATATATTCCGGTAGCAATCCAACAATCCCGCAGGCGTCGCCGTCCCTGCATCTCTTTTAGCCCGTAGGGCGCGTGGTTGCGACAAAATCCACCACCTGAGATTATCGAATTGCAACAGCCGCCGCCAGGATTCGAACCCGGAACCAGCTCCTTACAGGGGAGTTACTCTACCAGTTGAGCTACAGGGGCTTGGGCGGGTATTGCCCGCCGTGTAAATACGAGGAGTTCGGTACATAGAGAAGAACCGATGATATGCGTCGGAAATTGCATCCGCTTTTCAACCTCCCAGAGCAATGGTAAGGGGACATTGTTTTCTGGTTTCTTTTAAGGGCGCATATCCTTGAAAGGAAAGGAGGAACATATCGGCAAAACCTTTCGGTTTAACATCATAGTTTCTCACAATTCCATTATATTGTATTTTCCCTACTGTTTTCTCACCACATATAGCAGTCACCCATCAGAAAGCATCCGGATCCGCTTCATAATTTCTGCTTTTTCTTCCTGGAAATCAGAATCCACAACCATTGCTGAAAGCATATCGTAGACCTCAACCATCAGGCGCCCGACCGATTCCATGAGCTTGTCCCGATGGCCCTGGTCTCCGATTTCCTGATATGCCTTTTTTGCCGCGATATACGCATCATACAGGGCGTCAATATTGTGGTCATATTTTCCATTGGAATACTTAGTGATTGCCGTCTCTGCCGCTTCTGCGACAATCTCCCGACCCCAGCTTTCATTCTCCATGCATTTCAAATTACAGATTGCCGTAGTCAGCTTGGAGATGCTGTCAAGGTTCGATGCAGTCAGCTTATTCTTTGCCGCTACACTCTCAATCTCCAGCTGCTTCTCCAATATCTTAATCAATTCACTCATTGTCCCACCTCTTTTCCTCTGCCTTATACTTGTCGTGCAGTTTCTTCTGGCTCTCCACCACATAGACCATATCGTACCCGGCGGATATCAGGTCAGTGACGATTCTTTCCAGCCACTTCAGTTCCTCGCTCACATCCTTGACCATAGATTCCAGGAATACAGCGTCGGCCACTTCTCCCAGCTCCCGGAGTTTCTGCGAATAACTCTCATAGAGCTTTTTCGTTTCTGCTTCCCAGTCACGGTAAGCATTGAATCCGTCCTCGACTGCTTTCTGCTTTGTGCCACGGCCTACACTGATTCGATTGGCCGTCAACCAGCCGTCCGGTATCATGTTGACCGTCCCGGTGAATCTGTCCGGTATGAGCCGTCCGTGGTGGTTGATATAGTAACGATTCAGTTTTCGGCGCTCCCGGCTCTCCTCATAGTACTGGTGTTCGTGGAGCCGCTTATACCCATGAAGACCGAGAAAATCGAAGTAGTCCGCCATCTGGTCATGGAACATCAGCGCGGCGATATACCGCGCATTGACTTCGGCGTATACATCCTCTACTGTCTGCACGTCTGCCTTGCTCTTGAAGGTAATCATGTGATCACCTCCTAAGCTACCTTCTTAATGATAAGGTTCGCATCTTTGACAAGAACCGCTCCAGTTGAAATGTTCCCAACCGATACAGTTAAGGAAGTTCCAGCCGGAACCGGGATAAGCGTATCCGCGCTTACGTTCTGGTACACATCCGCAGTAACTACGGTATAATCCATCTCTGTACCCCCAATCGCTTCTCCGTTCAGCTCAAGCGTAAGAGCGGTTGCTCCAGCGGCCGCAGCTGTCACGTTTGCGTTGAACTGAAGTTCCACCGCCATCGGCTGATTTCCACGATTGGTGATAGTGAACAGGCCGCTTCCCTCGATGTGACTAAGCCATCCGCTCTGACAGCCACAGCGCCGAGATTTGACGCGTGTATCTGTGAATATAATGTTCTGATTGGTATTGACGGTCTGTGCCGTCTTTGCAATTACATTAAGCATATTTTTCTCCTTCTCTAAAAAAATAAGGGGCAGGCCACGCCTACCCCTTGTGCAAGACTACCTTGTGGTAGATATGGATTCTTCCAACATGCTAATTATTCTGTTCTGATTTTCCAGAATCCGCTCCAAATACTTCTTGTCCTGCTCTTGTAGATGTCTTGCGAGATCTGCGTTGCTTTCCTGGGACAGGTCGCTCTGGTAATTGAGCACCTGAAGAAAAACTCCGAACAGGTTGAGAAGATCTAGAGCGGTAAGCTCCTGGCTGGTCACAGCACGTTTCCACTACAACAGCCGCCCCCGTAAAAGGAACCACTGTTATATGCGAAGTACGGGCTGCAAGTCAGGTAAGCCGGAATCGGGGTCGGACGTACTGCATCCACGATATTCTTGGTCTGGTTGACCTGAGAAATCTGCCAGTATGCGGTCTGAAGGTCTCTATCCCGGTCTGCCAGCTTATCCCGCAGGCTCTGGATGGTATTTTCCTGCATCAGCTGTCTGGTCGCCTGACCATCCGCCAGAATGGTCTCCTTAATATCGCAGCAGCAAGATGCAATCTGTGCCTGTGCGGCCTGCGCCTGCAGAGCAGCAGCGTAGCGATTCTCAAGGATTTCTTTCTGCGTCTCACAGCAGCACTGCTGGGACTGTGCCCCTAACTGCTGTAATCCGAGCTGATTGGTGTACCGATTTTCCAGAATGTCTCTCTGGGTCTGACAAGCTGTGTTGCTTACGTTCTGGTTGGTATTGAAGATATCGCGCTTGACGAATTCATCAGAAATGAAGTTGTCCTGTACGCCTGTCTCAACGCCGTTGCGATTCCATCCGCCCATCATCGGGAAGAGGAACGCAATCAGGATGATCCAGATCCACCATCCACCGTTGCCCCACATGCCATCATTGTCGTTTCTGGTTACAGCAGCCACGTCAGCCGCTGTTAAGCCCATTCCATCTGTCATGTTGGTTATCTCCTTATCTTATATTTATCAAGTCGTTGCGCACCGACGAGATAGCTATTTCAGCATCCCGGTTATTTGTCCGGGGTCTATGCCGTTCTGACGGCACATATCCATGAATACCTGTTCAGGGATCTTCCCTTGGCACATATCCATAGCCTTTTTTACGTTCGGGTTCTGCGCAGCCATCTGCTGCATCATGGCTTGCGGGTTCCCGGACTGTCTCACCTGATTAATCATTCCCATAGCCTGCCCGAGCATACCCATCGGATTGTTCCGGCCACCGCCCATCATTGCCATTAATGGATTCATAAGGTCTTATCCTCCTTTTCCAGTGTAGGTTCTCCCAGTTTTCGGAGCAGGTCTTCAAATTCAGCGCGGGTCACATAGTCCGGCTGGGACTGCTGTGGCTGCGGAGCCATGCAGTCCGGGGAAATCTCCTCAAATCGAAAAGCCTTGAATGTGGCACTGCCCATGCCATCTACGGACTTGACGTAGAATACAGGGCTATTGTTGTCCATCATCCACGCAGTCTGCCCTGGCTGTACAATCTGATTCTTGGCCCCCTCAATTCCGGCCACCTGTATCCAGTTCACATTCTGCGCCGGAGCCTGCAGCTGGGGTTGATACTGCTGTCTCTGCTGCTCCATCTGCTGGATTCGCTGCTGCAAGGCCGCCTGTTCTGCCGCCATTGCGTCCATGTTCATCATGTAAGGCATATATCCGTTCATGCTTGCCCTCCATCACTGCCGCGATAATATCACGGTAATCTGTCCTTATCGGTATCTCGATCTCGTCCTGCGGATCTGGATCCGCATAAGGGTCATATCTGTTCATGCCTATATTTTCGCACAAAAAAAGAGCCGTCCACAGGCTCTATAAATGCCCAGGAAAGCTCTGAAAAGTTCCTTATTTGTTCAGTTCACTTTTCCAGTATACTGTATCTATCCATTCCCGCATCCGACGGGTATCTGTCATTTTCACAATCTTTCGATTCACCCGCAGGCTCAACTTGCGGATATTCTCGTATCCCAGTATCTCCGCGCACTCTTCCAGAGGAATATTCTTCGCCCGTAAATCATACAGGGCAGCTTCCCTGGAATCGAAATTGCAGAACTTTTTATAATAGGCCAGCTCCGGCGCGGTAAAATCGTAGATTTTCAAGCGAATCCCTCTTACTTGTCTGTTAAGGCGTGAATCAGATCGTCTCTGGTTTTTTTTAGCCCCTCTACATTGTTTCCAGTAATCTTGTTCTCAATGAGATCGAACATGCTGCGCATAAGCAGATTCATGTCATCCCGGTTCTGATTAATCTGGGTATAATCGTTGGTCAGCTTCTGGTCTATGCCGTCCAACCGCTTCTCGATGTTGTCCAGCCGTCTATTGGTGTCTTCCTGTGGCTTCTTGGCTTCTGTGTATGCCTTGTAGATGATCGTCCCGGCGGCTCCCACCGTAGAAATCCCCACGCATATAGTCATGAATGCTTTTCCCAGTTCGTATAAGTACATTAATCTGCTCCTTTTGCGTTTTCATATCGCCGTGCAGCTCCCCGCGCTCTCGCGGCCTGCTCCCGGCCCCATTGTGCTATTCTAAGCCTGTCGGCCAGTGGCTGGAGATTGTTGTCCTTGCAATACTCGTTATACGCCTTGTTCTGGCTCTGTAAGAGGTAAGATTTGCGGTCAAGCTCCTGCTGCATGGAGAACTTAACCTGTTCGTCCTTGCACCCGTCTACAGCTTCCTGCAATCCCATAACCGCCCGCTTGGTCTTGCGGATACGGCGTTCAAGCTCTCTCTGCCGCTTCTCCGCCTGTTCCACTCTATAGTTATCCGCGGTCATGAGCTCCTTGTATGGGTTATCCTTGGCTTCTCCCGTTCCGCTTCCGAAGCTGTGGCGGCAATTCACACCACACAGTCCCTCTATAGTCCCGTACCCGGTGGATTCCTTGAAGTCCGGGAAGCGCTTATCTTTCCCAGTCCGGGAAAAGTACTGGCCTTGCCACCACGCATGATTTCCCGGGTTCTGCCCGCCGTCACCTGTCCGGGCTCCCACGTGAGCGGACACCAGCACAATATCCCAATCCATTTCTTCCATGCGCTTAAGGCATATATCCCCGGTGGCCTGCGCTATGCCGGTTCGCACCGCACGGGCCGTGGCTGTCTCTATGGTATCCTTGTGTCCGGTGGGATACCGGACTACCACGCCGTCCTTGACTATCGTGTCTACGGCTTCTCTGACGGCCTGCGTATAGCTCACCGCTCCGGTCATCACCTTATTATAAGCAATGTCGCATTCAGCAATATACAGCGCCTGTGCCACCTGTGCCGTGGTTCGAGTGTAATTCGTCCATTCGTTGACTGTGACCAGCATATTCCGCTCCATAAGCCGGATAAGCGCCGGGGATTGCGTGAGCGGTTCCGGGGATAGTCCGGCGGCCTGGTATACCTTATTGTCTGCTTCCAGGGCCTTAATCCCAGCTTCTTCCATCGCGGCCTTGATCTCCTTCTTCTGCCGCTTGGTGTACTTGGCAATCTCCGCGGTAATATCTTCCAGAAGATACCCCGATTCCTGCAAGGTCTTAATCCGCCACACGTCCGATGATGTGAGCAGGTATTCCTCGCCCCTTCCGATGCGGAGCATGATTCTGCGTATAATCTGCCGGATAATATAATCATGGAGGGAGGACGCAATCTGCTCACTGCCCTCTGATACCCGCCTAAGGTACTCCGGTTCAAGCATATTGTATCACTCCCTCCTGACTGATTACTCACCACTTAACCCAGTGGCCGGGAGATGTGCGGATCACCATCCTTTCGGCTTGCGTGGGTCATCCTATCACTCCTCTACGAAAAGCCCCGGCTCTTCTTTTGGCTTGGCTTCTTCCACCATTGCTTTCGCTTCCTCTTCGGACATACCCTCAAACTTCACGAAGTACATCCAGGCCGGAACCTTGCCCTGTGTCACGTACTGCCACCATCTGGCCCTATCCTCTTCCCGGTTGTACGTGATATCACCGAAGTCGTAAGTTGTTTCGTAAGTACCCACCGGGGCCAGACCGTACAGGTCGGCAAATACATTGAGTGCATAGATTACACCATTCAGGCAGTCCTCCAGTTTATCTCGAACATCCTTGATAAGCTGAATCGTCCGGCGGTCGTCTGCTTCTACCTGTGTAGCTGTCACCATCCCGGATTTCTCATTGAATACGAAATACCCGTTGCTGAATCCGGCCTTGTATCCAATCTGGGACAGTAGAGCATTGATTCCAGCCAGCCGAACATCTGTATTAAGCTGCGGGTTGATCTCCTGATAGAATTCATTAACATCATCATTCCCAAATACATTCTTCACATAATGTGGAAGTTTCAGCTCTTTTCTGCGCTCTTCTCTTGCCGCCGGAGTCATGCTTTTGAGGTTCGTTCCAGGCTGAAAGAGCATCCGATCGTCTGCAAGGATAATCTTCTCGCTGTCGAAGATCTCCCCGGCATTTCGACTGTATGCCGTGTCAAGGTCTTTCAGCTCCTCGATGGCTTCTCTGAATATCGGCAGGCCCGTCGGCACACTCATATCAACATTGTTGGCCTGCGGGGTTCTGAACATACCGAACATGGGGCCGTCCAGTCTGGTACCGTCTCCCTTGAGAATCGGCGGTGTTTCTTCCATCAGCCCGGCCCATCTGGTTTTCTCCAGTGGTATCGGTTTGCCGATGCTGTCCTCTTTCCGGGATACGTAAGCCTTATTGGTAATGATGTACGGCTCATAGCCCTCGTTATCCACAGGCACGAATCTGTGATATTCAAGGCGTGTATAGCGCTCGTCGCCCTCGGTGTATGTGTCCTTGAATATGATACCCTTAACGCCCAAGTTATCATAGTCAACCAGAAGTACATCCCCCGGTGTGAATACGTCCAGGGTCTGGCCATTAGGCTTGATGTACACCGTACCATAAGCGCATCCATACTCTACCCAGTGGCGAATCTGGAAATATGACTTATCAATCTGCTGCTGGAGCCACTCTGCCCTTGCGCTACCGTCAATGGTCACACCGATTGCAAGGGTCGTGAGCCGGGCTGTTTCGGAACATAAGGACTTGGCGAAGTTGATGGTCTTAACCCCGTCTTTCCCGTTCACCCACAGCGGACGGCCCGCGTATATGTTGGCACAGGTGCTCACCACGGCATCCATCTCTGAAAGATCCGGGGCGGTAATCTGGAAGTCTTTTTCTGCTTGGCTCTTAAATAACATGCTTATCCACCTTCTAATTGTTGATATAAGTCCCATTATGCGCTGCTTCCCCTTCTCTTCCATATCGGCTCTGTTGCGTATCGTGTCGCGTCGATGAAGTGATTGTTCTTATCCGGGTACCCGCTGATTACGTTCCCGTCCTTATCTCGCTCGTATTCATACTCTGTGAACTCCTTGCAGGATTCCGGGGTACGGCGTGGATCCATGACCAGTTTTTTCCCTTGCAGCCACTTCATGGAGTATTCGACGCTTCCGGGGCCTTTCTCTGCCCCTCTGGCTGGTAGTCCTTCGTCCCGGTAGTCAGATATAGATTTCGGCTCCGCACTGTCGCAGATAATCGCATAGTCATCATATCCGCGTTCCTTGATTCTCGCCGCCGTGTAACTGTTCGCTTTCTTGTTTTCCCCAATCTCGTCAATGAAGTACAGAGTCTCCCGTGCATGGTCATAGTAGACGCGCACAAAAGCGTATCGGTCAGGATACCAGCCCCAGTCTACGCCCTGGTATATCTTGTCCATCCGGGCTATCTCTTCGTCTGTAATCTCCCGGAGCTCGATATACTCAAACACGTTGCCGCCGTCTCCGTTCGGTACACCCAGGTATTCATGCTCATAGGCTTCTGGGTTGACCTCTTTCAGGTGCTCCGCGTCATCAATGAACTTCTGGCCTAACCACTCCGGCGGAGCTTCAGTGTAACAGGAATGATGGATGACCCGCTTCGGGTTAGGCTGTAGCTTAATGCGGTGTACCCAACTGCTTTTGCTTTTCGGCGGGTTATAGGACGAGAAATCATAGGATTCATTACCGCCACGGAGCACGGACTGATTAACCGAACGTTCCTGTGCATCGCCTTTCATCTGGTCTTTCTCCTCTTTCCAGAGGATTCCAATATACCCGAAGGGCGGCTTGATGGATTTCAACTTCGTTTCATCGTCCAGACCTCGGAAGTAGATTACCTGTCCTGTCTTGGTATAGATAATCTCCAGCGGCGATACCTTGCAGTTGAACTCCTCGTCCAGATCCAGCTCATGGATGGCCCACTTCATCTGGGCGTACACGGAATCTTTCAGCGTCCCGGCCACCTGCCGGGTAATGCAGGCGTGCATCTGTGGTTTATTCTTAATCAGCTCTATGATTTTCAGAGACACGAAAGAGGATTTCAGGCCACCACGCCCACCCTCGAACACATATTCCATATTCGGGCGGATCTGCCTGTTGATATCCACGAATGACCTACCAAGCACACGGGCGGGCAGCTCATACTTCCCGGCATCTTCCTTGGTCTCCGCTACGAGCTGTTCCCACTTTTCAACGGCCTGCATATTGCCCTTGACGGCCTTAGAGTACACAGAAGCAACGATTACAGCGTTGTTGCTGGCATCCTCGGCTTCTATGCCTATCTGTTCCAGCTTTCGTCTGGCGGCATCCGGGGCCGGGGTGTCAGCTATCATTTTCGCGAGGTCGGAAAGCGTCTTTTTCTGACGGCGAACCTGACCAGATTTAATTCCGCCTTTTTTTGCAATTTCTCTTTGTTCGCTCTTTGTTCGTTCGCTTTGTGGCACTAAGTTTTTTTCGTTCGCCATCCTACCATCTCGCTACTCCATCTTATTCATTCCCGCTGACAAGCTCCGCTTTTTCTCCTGTAAATTGTTCCCATCTTTCCACGATGACATCACAGTATATAGGGTCGTACTCCATCATCCTGCAACGCCTATCAAGCTGCTCGCATGCTATCAACGTAGATCCAGAACCACCGAACAGATCAAGGACAATTCCCCTCTTTTCAGTGGTGTTCCGTATCGCAAATTCAGACAGCTTCACTGGCTTCTGCGTTGGGTGTACATACCTGTTGCCAGAATCCTTTTTTATCGCCCATACAGATCCGATTCGCTTGCCTGTGATTTCTCTCCCGTTATTTGAGCAAAGGATAACTTCATAATCGGTGGCGAATGTATGCGCCAGATCGCCAATGCCTCCGCCACCTTTGCTCCATATAATCATATTTGTAAGATTATGGTATTTTTTGAATAACGGAAGCCACTTATCAAGTACTTTCCATGTGGTGCATATGAACACAAAACCATTGCACACCATCTGAATATTTGGAAAGAAATCGAGGATCTTGTCATCGTTCTTCAGTACCTCAAATTTCTCTCCTCTGCTATTACTTTGGTACTCGTACCCGTAAGGCGGATCTGTGAATACCATGTCAGCTTTTTCTCCGCCCATAAGCCTTTCCACGTCAGTGATATTGGTGCTATCTCCGCACAGTAGAAGATGCCCCCCCCCATTTTCCACATATCTCCAAGTTTCGTAACAGGGTCTTTTTTCGGCTCTATTACGGGAGCATCCTCCACCACTTCCACATCTTCCTCTGAAAAAGAAAAGCCGAAGTCCTCCATGTCAATATCCAATATGTCAGAAAGTTCCTCACCCAAGAGATCAATATCCCATTCGGCCTGCTCTGCCACCTTGTTGTCAGCCATCCGAAAAGCCTTGACCTGTTCATCTGTCAAGTCATCTGCAACGATAGCCGGGACTTCTTTCAGCCCCAGCTTTTTCGCCGCCTTATAGCGTGTGTGTCCGGCCACAATGACATTATCCTTATCAACCACGATAGGAACCTTGAATCCGAACTCCTTAATGCTATTCGCCACATATTCGACAGCACCATCGTTCTTCCGTGGATTCTTCTCGTAAGGCTTCAAGTCCTTAATCTTGAGATTCACAACATCCATGCTACTCCTCCATCTTCCTCTATTATCCTATATCCTCACGTTTTTCTCCTCACCACGTTCAGACCCGGCCATACATCCGCAGGAAATCATAGAACTTGGACATTGCCTTGCGTCTGTATCCGTAGAAGTCATCGGACTTCATCGGGATGTAATCTGTCCGGGATATCTGGTCATAGCTCTTCCCCATTGCAAGGCTTTCGTATACCAGAAACTCCATTCCCTCTGGTGAAGCGTCAATGCAAGCGTGGAGTAGCCAGTGGCGCTCCTCTGGTGTAGCTTTTTTGCACCGCTCCAGAAGCGTCTTAACATCCTCCGGGTACACACCATGATCTTCTAGTTTCTTGTAACGGTTCCGCATCCTCTCACTCCTCTCTATGCGGCAAACACATACCGCCGCCACTCTTCCCGGTTCCGTTCCGGGATTTTTGCCACATAGCACTTCATCGTTGTGCCAAGATCCGCATGACCGAGCAGATCTTGAATCACGTTTAGCGGGCATCCGCGATCTGCCATTCTGGTTGCAAAAGTCTTGCGGAAAATATGTACAGTTCCCTTCTTGGCGACTCCTGCCCTTTCCGTAACTGTCTTTGTAATCTTCTCAATACCTGCTTCTGTCAGCCGCCTGGGCTGCCCATCGTAACGCCTGGTAGAAACAAACAGCGCCGGGTTAAAATCCGTCCTTGCCACTAGATATGCCCGCAGATACCTCCTTGCATACTCGTCCAGATATACAGTCCGAAACTTGCCTTTTCTGGACTTCTCCCCGCGGAATGTGACACTATTGGATTCCAGATCCACATCTGATCTATCCAGCGCCGCAAGTTCGCCCACCCGGACACCGGTGGACAACAGGAACGCTATCAACGCCTTGTCCCGCAGATTGCAACAGGTGTCGCGGATCGCTATCTCTTCCTGCGCTGTGAAGTATATCAGCTCCACGTCCTCAACACGAACCTTGACGCCCTTGATTGGATTCTTGTTAATGTATCCCTCTTCATGCAGCCATGTGAAGAAGCTGGACAGATTGCGTTTTTCGTTAGAAATCGTATTCGGCGCTACCTGTCTTGACCTCATAGCGATATATGCCTTGATATCGTCCTTTGATGCTGTCTTATAATCCTTGCTTACCGTCTGGAAGAATTTATGCGCCGTGTCCCTGTATCGTCTTAATGTCCCATCAGCGCAGCCCTCAACCTTTTTAGATGCGCAAAAGCATTGTATAAGTTGTTCTGTTTCGTCAAGCTCTGTAGACAGTTCTGTGCTTTCTTCCTCCAGTCTTAAGCCACGAAGCGCGCCACGGATCGCCCCCTCCAGCATATTAAGCCGTATAGCGTCCATCATCGGCTCCATTGCGCCAACTATCTCATGTATTACTTTTTCCCGGTTGTCCACAGTGTCCTCCTTGTACTTACCGGGGATCTGTGATATAATAGCCCCGGGTTATCTTTACAGGGCAGTGCGATCTTTTGACGGGGAACGCACCGCCCTTTTAACTTGCTGGTAATTTGCTACTCGTCCCACCAGCCGGGTCTGTTCGGGCAATCCGGGCAGTTGCAGACCAGTTCGCCCTCATCGTCAATACTGTAATCATCACCGTAGTCGGTGCACTCATAGCATATGTCGTAATCGTCCCAGAAATCATCGCAGCTGTCATCTTCGTGCTGTTCGGTCATTCATTGCCCTCCGCAAGCCTCATGTATTTCCAAACGCATGTGCGATTATCATCTACAGACCACGATGTAGCACCCACATCATAGGCTTCCGGCTTT